TGCTGAGGCACCCGCACCGTTGACAGCGGCTCCATCCCCCGCACCCGCCCCTGCGGCACCGGGAATGTAAGGAGATTAAAATGGCGGAACATTCAAAAGAAGAAAAGCAACATTTCGCTCGGTCCATGCATAAATTGCATGGCGGGGCACTGCATCGGCATTTTAACATTCCCGAAGGGGAACCTATTCCGATGGAGAAGAAACAAGAAGCTGCCAACTCAGACAATCCGCATGTAGCAGCGATGGGTCGTATGGCTGTAGCGATGCACGGGTGGAAACACCCCGGCAAGAAATAATAGGATTGTGAGGAGACCGTGACACCGGACCAACTGTCTGAACTGGTACATAAGCACAAATCGGACAAGAACTACCAGCACCGCGACATGTCGTGGGAGGAGTTCGATGCGAAGGCTAAGATTTCTTTCGACCGGCTCACTCAAGAGCGAATGACGAAGGTCTTCAAAGTCTGTGCGAAGTTCGGCTTGACAGACGAAGTGCTCCTCAAGCGGGCACGATTCATGGCCCAGACCGATCTGTTCTTTCTCTGCAAACTCCTTGAACTCTACAAGGACATGAGCGACCAAGAATACAATTGGATTGACGGCACGGTCCACAACACTCACGAAGAGATTTGCAACGAGTTCTTCGTTCGGAAGAACCCGACGTACAAGACCTTCAAGGAATTCTCGTCGATTAAGAACTACATCGACAAGAAAGAACGACTACTGCTCGTCCCCCGTGGTGGATTCAAATCCACGATGAACATGGCGGATTGTGTGCAGTGGGTTCTTAGCTTCCCCGAGATTACGATTCTCGTGCTCTCCGGCGTGCTGTCCCTCGCTAACAAGTTCGTTGGCGAAATCAAAGGTCACTTCACGCTTGAAGAAGGTGGGGCTGACTTCGCTGGTCTGTTTGTCGAAAAGAAGAATTTCTGTCCACGCACGATGGACGATGGCACACCATTCTTGTTTCAAGCACTGTTCGCGGAGCATTGCATTCCGCTGGACGACGGCAAGGCGAGTGAGTTTCAAACGCCCGCTGTCTCCAATCGACAGAAAGAGCCGACTGTTTTCTCGGCATCTATCGAACAGTCTTTGACAGGTTTCCACGTCTGCATCCTGAAACTGGATGACGTGGTCACCAACGAGAACTCGCTGACGGTCGAACGACTGAAGGCAGTCAACAAGCAAGTGTCCATCAACCAAGCTATGTTGCACCCGTATGGGTTCTACGACAAGATTGGAACGTGGTACGACTCCGAAGACACCTACGGCCAAGACATCAAGGCCATGAAGATGTACGAGGAGGAGGGCGAAATCTGCCCGATGAAGATTTACATCCGTCCGTGCTGGTGGCCGAACGAGGTCGCACGCAAGGCTGGAAAAATCGAAGACGAGATGACTAAGGCCGACTACGACTTGTGGTTCAATGTCGAAGGCCAACTCACCTACGAATTCCTCTATCACAAGAAAAAGACTGACCCGTACTTCGCAATCAAATACTTGAATGACCCGACACAGATGCACGTCATCAAGTTCCCTCGCGAGATGCTCATCCGTAAAACGGTGAACGCTGTCGAGGTTCCCAGCACCGGGATGATTGTGACTTGCGTGGACACTGCCTACTCGACAAAGTCGTGGGCGGATTACACAGTCATAGTTACCGCACTGATTAGTCAGGGGCGATTCTACATCATAGACATGTCGCGAGGCCGCTACGACGAATACACTCTCCCGGCCATGATTGCGGCAACGGCTCTCAAGTGGAAACCTAAACGGGTTTGCATCGAAGAGACGGGAGCTATGAAGTACATTCAGCGTGAAGTCTATCGCGAGATGGACAAGCTGAAGTGTCGCTGCCCGATTGAGCTAGTGCCGCTCGGCCAAGGCTCGAAGAAGAACTCGAAGCAGATGAAGGCCGGACCAGTCCTTCGATTCCTTGGTGACGACCGACTGAAGTTCGTGAACACTTGCCCGTCTCTCGAAGACCTCTACGACGAGTTGAGCAAGTTCGGGACTGCGGCAAGCACGCACGATGACATCGTGGATGCTCTCGCGATTCTCGTCAACACCTTCTCCAGTTACGCGGACATCGACGCCAAGATGCAGGCCGCTTCGCTCGACTACACCCCGGACCCAAAAGGGAAGTCGTTCTACGACCAGGTTTATGGGTTGGGCAAGTACGACAAGTACAACGCTCACAATCTTGCTCTGGAATTTCCTGAGCAAGCCCCGGACACTCTCGCGAAGCAAGCTGCGGACGACGCGGCATACATGGCTTCTGACCCTCTGGGAGATTTGTTTTCATGAAGAAGCTAATTTGCCTGAGAGGTCACGATACTTCACAACCAGAAAGTCGAGACAAGCAAGGACTTTGTATTGAATGTCGAAAACTTCTGGCGGTAAAGAAATATAAAAATCCTGCGTACCAAGCCAAAGCCATCGCTCGGAGTAGAAAGACTACGGCGAATATGACTTCTGAGAAACTGCGACGGATTAATCTCAGGAAACGCTTCGGATTAACGCTGGAGCAATATCAGCAGATGTACGATGCTCAAAACGGGCGGTGTGCGATTTGCAAAGAGCCTGAACGTCGGTTAGGTAAGGATGACAAACCCTTACCCTTGAGTGTTGACCACAACCACAAGACTAACAAAGTTCGGAAACTACTCTGCGGAGATTGTAATACCGCAATCGGGTTGATGAAAGAGAATATTCTCTGCCTTCAATCGGCAATCGAATATCTGGTCACGGGTTAGAAAGGGATTGCATGGAAGCGACACAAGTTGCAGCACCACAGCCCGATGGCAATCCGAACGCGGTACTGACAGGCCAAGACTTCAAGAACGACGGCACCCTGAAAACAATCGGAGGCGAACTTGCCTTGGTTGTGCAGAGTGCCGCCCAAGCCAAAGCGTACATCGCGAATCGCCAATGGTCCCTCCTCTGGCGAGACGCTGACCTCCTGTATCAAAGCCCGCGTCCGATGACGGTCTACGAGAACACTTACGTTCTCGAACCGAACGTTCAGCGGTTTACGGTCGCAAAGGTTGTCAACGCTGTTGTGCCTCAGCTTTACAAGGGTCTGTTCTATGACGACCCGCCAATGTTGATGCGGCCTCGCCCCGGCACTTCTCAGGAAGTTGTCGATGCGAAGACCTCGCTGTTCTCGTTCATCCTTGACAACTGCGAATTCAAGACCCAGACCAAGTGGGGACTCGAACAGATGGCGTTCCTCGGAACGGGCATCTTCAAGTGGGGCTACGACTGGAAGGACATCCTTACTTACAAGCGTAAGGCGACTGTCCACGAAATTACAAGCGGGGAGCCGGGAGCGGAAGCAACGATTCGTATTCCGTCCGACGTTCCTCCTGACATCACTGAAGGAGTGATGACCGTCCCGATGCCATTCTTCTATTGGCGTCCGATTGACAAGGTGCTCGTTGACCCGCAGTTGTGGGTCGCGGACATCCGGCGTGCAGCGTGGGTTGTCGATGTCCAGTACATGGACTTCTACCAACTCAAAGCGTTGAAAGACGCGATTGAAAACGCCATCAAAGACGGCGAGACGGGCAAAGCAATTCAGGGCTGGACATTCCCAACAGAAGCGTCATTGAAAGCCCTCTGGGAGAAGCCGGGAACAAACGCAGCGACTCTCGAAACGGAACAGGCGACCTACATCGAAGGCGTTGTACATCACGCTGAGAAAAACAACATCAAGGTTTCGCCGGACCCGTTCCGCAAGAAGCTGGAGATTCTGGAGTATTGGGACAAGGGACGCAAGATTGTCGTCCTCAACCAAGAGCATGTCATTTGTTCGACCGAGAACGAGTTCAAACGGATTCCGTTCTTGAGTGCGAATTGGTGGAACCGTCCGCGTGCATTCTACGGCATGGGTCTCGGACTCATCGTCGGCCAGAACCAGCGTGTGGACCAAGGCACCATCAACGCCATCCTCAAAATTCTGAGCTACGGCGTCAACCCAATTTATCTCCGTAACCGCGAAGACAACGCACCGACCCAAACGATTCGTACGGGTCTGGGCAAGATTCTCTCGGTCACGGACACTGAGAAGTCGTACAAGCTGATGGAAACCCCGAAGGTTCCCGGCGATATCTGGGCTGCACTGAAAGAGAGCGAGACGGCAACGGAATCGTCCTCTGGAGCAGACCAAACGCTCGTTCAAGGGTCTTCGGCTGGCCCACGCTCCGGCATGGGTCGGTCAGCAGCGGGTGCGAACATCATGGCAGGGGCTTCGGCCACTCGTCTTGATGGTCCGCTCGACAACTTCATCGAACAGGTATTCAAACCGTTCCTCGGCATCATCGACATGCTCGTCTTCAACGTCATGTCCGATGCGGCCATCCTGCACATCCTCGGCAACGAGATGGGCACGGACTTCCTGAAGGGCTTCAGCATCCAGTCCTTCCACGATTCGCAAATCGAATACGAGGTACTCGCAGGGTCGTCACTCGCTGCAAAGCGAACGATGGCACAGTCGA